CGCTGCCAGTAGCGAGCGTAACGCGACGCTGAATCGCGACAAGTGGAAAGAGATTCGCGCCCATGAGGTGGCCAGTTACAACGACGAGCTCGGGGATGAAGGCCAGTCCGATGTTGTGTTTGGCACCGTAGTTAGTAAGCAGGGCGGCGACGGTATCGATCCCATGCCACGTCAGCGCCGATCTGCAGTGACAGAAGAGGATCAAGCCGGGCGCTACTCCAATCGATCACTCAAATACGCCGCTGGCCGGATGGATTCGGCTGTAGCCGCGGAGGTGGGTTTCTATCGAGGAGACCGCGAAGGGTTGAACGAGGCAAGCCAAGAGGCTCAGCGCGACATCGATCTACTGCTGGGCGTCGGAGCGGGTGAGCAAGGAACAAAGAAACGGGAATGGTGGCACTGAGGTAAATGTGTGAATTCTTGGGGTCTCTTCCATATATATCGAGGGACACCTACGGTCTCTCGCTTGGCGCTCTGCAATGAGGCGCCCCACATCATGGCTAGCCACTCGCCAGCCACATCCCCCTATTAGGAGGTCGCCCGTGAGTAGAAAGCCGCCAACGATGGACGCCGTGCGAGCAGCCGTGCGGATGGCCCTCTACTCGCCTGACCCGCTGGACCGGGCCGAGGCGTCGTCTGACCTGATCTGCTGGGGCCTTCCCGTCTCCCCCGACGCAATGGTCATGGCGGCCGAGCGCCTAACCGAAACGCGAGCGATCCCCGCCCTAGCGCGCTAGACCCGTTCTTGCCGCCGGGCGACCGGCGAGCCCAATCCCCTGAGAGGACTTGATGCCATCGCCTGATCTCAACGTCTCCGCACGCCCCGACGCCATCCTGTACACCGTCACGCAAACGGCCGAAGCCCTAGGCGTCGGCCGAGACGCCGTTTACGAACTAATCGCCCGCGATGAGTTACCCCATATCCGACTTGGCGAGCGAACCCTCCGTGTACCGCGCGCGTTGCTTGCGCAGTGGGTCGAGGCCCGCTCACGCGGAGGCCGTTCGTGATCGACCTCGACGAGCGCACACCCTACCCGCTATATGGCTCCGCTGAGCACCGACGCCTGATCGCCCGACGCCTCAGTCGGAATGTCGCCTTCCGCCGTTCCGTTGACGAATGCCAGCGACGAGCCCTTGCTCAGTACCTTCGACTCGCCGCTTGGCGCAAGTCGTGACGGCGCCGGCACGTGAAGAGCTGGACCGCCGACTAGCCGCAACCGCAGACCTGGGCGTAGAAACTCGCGGCCTCCAATCTGCGAGAGAGTTCAATAGAAGCGCCAGCCCCCGGGTCGTTGAATCGCCAATCGAACCCGAGCGAACTCCGAGTCAGCGTCCGATTGGGGCAGACCGAGGCCCGGTATTCATCAAGGCATCCGAGCTCGTAAAGAAGGTCCTACCTGAACATCGTTGGGCCGTTCGAGGCGTGCTGGCTGAGGGCTTAGGCTTGCTCGTCGGTCGACCGAAGATCGGCAAGAGCTGGCTCGCATTGAACATCGCGCTGGCAATCGCCAGTGGTGGGGTCGCACTCGGCAAGATCCGCGTTGACGCGGGCGATGTCCTGTATCTATCGCTCGAGGACAATGAGCGCCGCCTGAAGTCGCGGCTTACCTCGATTCTTGGCGACGAGCCGTGCCCTGATCGCCTTGTCTTGTCCACGTCCTGGCCGAAGCTCGACCAGCGCGGCATTCAGTGGCTCGAAGCGTGGGCAGAGAAGCACCCGCAAGGGCGCCTCATCATCATCGACACCCTGCAGAAGGTCCGGCCCGCTGCCAGTCGAAACGGCAGCCTCTACGGCGACGATTACCAGGCACTGTCGGGCCTGCAAGAAATGGCTGGACGCCGCGGCCTAACCATCCTCGTCCTACATCACACCCGCAAGATGGGCTCTGACGACCCGCTCGAAACCGTGAGCGGCACTCAGGGTCTAGGCGGGGCCGCCGACTCAGTGCTAGTCCTCAAGCGCGAACGCACACAGCGCGACGCCACCCTATTCGTCACCGGCCGCGACGTTGAAGAGACGGAGATTACCCTCCGCTGGAATCCACTCGGCACGAGCTGGGCATTGCTTGGCGAAGCCTTGAGCGAAGAACGCGCCGCCGTCATCAAGCTCCTGACCCACACCGGCCACCCCCTCGCAGTAAAGGACATCGCACTAGCCACCGGACGCAATGGCGACGCCGTGCGCCTGCTGTGTTGGCGAATGGCAAGCGCCGGCCAGATCGCATCAGTATCCAAGGGCCTCTATACCAGTAACCCCGGATACGTAGAAACAGTAGAAACGTCGGCAACGGTAGAAACGTGAGAAACGAAAACGTTTCTGACGTATCCAGCGTTTCAGCCATTCATAGGAACAGCGGTTTAGCCGTTGCCTGCGATTTTCACGAGCACCGCCCCCCCTGCCCCGCCCAAAAACACGAGGCCCCGTGAGGGTTCTCGTGGTCGATGGAGACCTCCAGGGAGCCCTGAGACGCTGGCAACGGATTGCCACGGAGAACAGACCCGCCCTAGCTCGTAAGCGGTTCTGGGTTGGGCCGGCCGAACAGCGCCGCATCAAGGATCGCAGGGCATTGAAGCGGACCAGGAGACGCCGGTTCGGGCGGTAGAACGGTCTAGAGAACCGCTGGAATCGAATACAAAACCGTGCGTTTGTCAGTCAATCGTCAGTCCTTGAACAAGGGAGAGACCGATGGCCGCCAAGCCCCACTTCGAGCAACGTGCCCACGTTCCGGTCCCGCTCCGATCGTCAGTCCCCGGCCTTGTCCCCGTGAGGATCGAAGGCATCACCTACCTCGTGCCGGCTGTCTCTGCCGAAGCCTTCCGCGTCAAGCTCGCCAAGGAAGCCAAGGAGAACGCGCGGTACAGGATGCGTTAAGGCAGTCGGCCGCGCAGGGCCGCGCCCGAAGTCCCGAGCCACCTGACGCCACGCGGCGGGTTGGGTCCGTCCAGCCCGGCCCGTCACGTGGCTCTCAGCCCGAGCAAGCGCAAGCCGCGCGCCGGCCACTTGCCGCGCCCCGCCCACGTGAGCCGGAAGTGCCGGGAAGCGAAAAATTCGCCGCCGCCAGGCACTTCATAGTCACTGGTCACTTGAGGTTCCAAAAGGGCCTCTACCGATTGCCCCCACCCCTAAATTTTGGATGCGAGAGTAAAAAATGGCCCTACGAAAGACCCAGCTCGCCGAGCGCAAGGCGCGCTTCCTTGAGGCTGTCAGGCGGCACCTTGAGTTGTCGGCGGCCGCCCGAGAGACTGGCATCGACCGCAAGACCGCTTATCGGTGGCGCGAGCAGGACCCAGAGTTCGCCAGGGCGGTCGAGGAGGCGGGCAAGGAGGCGATCGGCGAGCTCGTAGCAAGTGCCCATGAGCGGGCGCTGAATAAGCCTGACCCGGTGACCGGGAAGCGCCCGTACGACGAACGCACTGCGGCCCTACTGACGATGTTTCTAGTCAAGGGCCACCGACCGGAATACAAAGACTCTTACCGGCCAGAGCGCGATGTCAAAGAGGTCTCGTTCACTTTCAATATCCCGGTCCCTGAGGGGCTGCGGGAGAAATTGAGGGGGAGTCAGGCATTGCCCGCGCATGTGATCGAGGGCGAGGTGCTACCCGTTCCTGAGTTTGAATGAGACAGGTTCCCGCGCGGGCCGCGTCCCCTCTTTGATAGCGGGACGATCGCCCCAACCTCGGATGCTGTCAGGCGTCGCCTCGTCACCAACTCAACGGCCAGGCGCTCAACCAGCGTCATCCTTTCTTGCAGCAGCGCGATGGTTCGCCGCCCCAGATCCTCCCGGAGTGCGAGCCGGTCGGCCTGAATCAATGAAATCCTCTTGAGGAACGAATCCACGGCAGCAGCGTCCGCGAGCTCCACCACCGCCTCAGTGTCTTTGTAATGGATGGCCTCGGCCAAGCCAGCAGCGATCATGACCATGATCCATCGTTCGATCCGTGCTTGCGAGGATGGGCCCAGCGGCTTGCCGGGCCGCACCCTGCCAAGATGGCGAAACATCGGACGTGGCAGCTCTGTGCGGCCCCGGGAATACTTACTCGGTCGCACCGACATGGATAGCACCGGTATGCCCAAGCTGTGCGCGACCACGGCGTGGCCCGCCTCATGAATAGCCACGCGGAGCCGATCGTCTTTTTCTAATGGCATCTCCGTGAAGCTTAGAACCGCCCAGACTAAAGCTCGTTCAACGCAGGAGGCGCTGCCGTTTTGATTTTGAGCCGTCAAAAAATGCTTCCGCTCGTGTCCCTTCGCTTGAGTTTCGATCAGCAGGGGAAGCCGGTTGAAGTCGACAGTCCGCTAGCCCGCTTCGACATCTCGGTAACCGAAATTCCCGGGCTGCCGATCACGCTCGTTGCCAATCGGCGCGGGCAGGCCGACAGCGTGTTCATGTTTGATTTCGGTCCTAGCGTCTGGAGGCGCAATGAGGCTAGGCACGGCGAGCTGATCGCCGCGTTTGGGAAGGCGCTCGCCGCCAATGGGGCGCCGTACTTCGACGCCAAGGAACGGGAGGTAGCGCTGAGCGCAGCCCTCGCCGCCTGCGGCTGGGAGCGGCGGTCGCGCTGAGCCCGAAACACCCATATACGGCTTAGGGCACCTAAATCGACGGAGCGGCGTTCTATCTGACCCGGCGGGCACTTTGCCGCCCCCCGCCCTCGATGCCCGTTTAAGGGGTCTGTTCGAGAGTGGGTAAGGCCCGGAACCGGCCCGCCCGACTCCCTAACGCTCAAAACCGGTTTACCCCACTAACAGACCCCATCTAGGAGGCAACCCAAATGACTGAGACAGCAGAGCAAACCCCGCCGGCGACTGAGGCACGGGTTAATGACCTCGTTCTACTTCGCGCCGGTTCGCCGCTGGGCGCCGGACTGTACCGCGTTGCCGAAGTCCCCAGCTCTGGCGCCTACCTTCTGGCGTCGCTTGAGAGTCCCGAGAGCGCTCACGGCGTTACGATTCCGCAGACTCGCATCCTAGCCGTGATCCGAACCGATCCGGGTGCATAAGGCAGCGGTCAACCCACGCCCACGGGCCGGCGATCTCGCCTATCTACCCAACATCTTGACCGGCTCGCCGCTCCGTCAAATCACCGAAGTTGAATTCGACGCGGCCGGCGACGTGATCACTGGCTACGTGATTGGAAGCGCCCGCGTCTCCCCAGCCGAGGTCACGGCGGTTTTCCGCAACATCCTCACCCCCCAGGAGTAAGCCCCCATGTCAAACCCCACAGCGATTGCCAAGCTTTTCTCCCCCGAGCTAAACCGCATCCGGAACGTCTACGGCGACGACCTGACAATGGCCGTGATTCAGTTCATAGACCGCCGCGTCGAGGCCGACGCGCGGAAGGCTCCAGGCTCAACGATAACCGTCGACGTTGACTGGGAACAGATCGACAAGGATCTCAGGACCCACCAGGCGACCAGCGTCGGTCAGAAGGTAGCCGACCAGCGAGCCGCCGACCTTATCCAACTCACACCCGAGGGCCTCGCGAAGATCATCGCCGCCAGTCGTCAGGAAGGCGAGAGCGTCACCGACATCGAGTGGACCAACCTTGGCGAGACCGGCAAGCCGACTCGCATGACCCGCCGTGGCCGGCGCTAGACGTGTGGCACCAACACGACGAACGCAACACGCCCGAGAGCTCATCGACGCCCGCAGGCGGGCAATAATGGCGCCTCACAACACGACGAAAGCCGGCAACGGTTGGGGATTCACGGTCGGAGAGTCCATCAGTCACTCGTGGAGCGAGCTGCGCGACCTCGCTATTTCGCGGCCATTTCGCGGAGACCTGAACCGCGGCAATTTCGCCCAGCGTCTGAGCTGGCCGACTAACGCTCACTGCATCCGCTGCCACCAACGCGGGGATACGGTGCAGGGTCTAGCTCACTATCCCGGCTGCCCGGCAAGGGATCGCGACATCCGCTTCCGTCTGACCGGACAGAACCGAATCACCGCTGAAGTCGGCCGCTTGCTTTCACGCCGCGAGCGCAAACCCAAACGTCCCTAGGGCGATCCCTGGACGCCTCTACCCCACAAGACACGTAGGGCATAGGCGTCCGGGCAACTCCGCCCGGAACCCCGAGAAATCTCGGGCACTCTGAGCCGCGACCAGAACCCTCGCGCGGCAATTTCACACCACTAGGAGTTCGACGTGCCCAAACTTCCGCAGGCGTTCAACGTTACGAAGTTTCCGAGAGGAGACGACTTCTCGATAGCTCGCATGGCTTACGCAATGTGGGCTCGCAAGGCCAACGCCGATCCGCACGCGTTCTCGAAGTACGCGCCGCGCGAAAAGCAGTATTACGACGCGCTGAAGGCGTCGACCAATGACGCAACGATGACCCAATACATCTCGGGCCAAACCAACGTAAAGGCGCAGTCAATCGCAACCGGACAGGATGGCGGCTACCTCGCGCCCGAGGATTTCGCCGCGGACTTCTGGGGGATCCTTCGCGGTAAGTCAGTCCTCAATAGTCTGCCGATCACCTATCTGCCGACCGACGCGCGGATGGCGCACGCGGCGAAAATGACCGCGGATTTCGTTGAGTATTACTCAACGGACAACCAGACCCTCACGGCGTCGCAGGCATCCTTCGGGCAAAACACCTTCACACCACGAAAGCAATCCGTCTACGTCACGCTCAGCAAGGAAATGATCCGCGATTCTGCGCCAGCAGCCGATCAAATAATCATGAATCAGGGCGCCGAGTTCATGGCTCGTCGCCGTGACTTCCAGATGCTCATGGGAACCGGCCTAGCTGGGACGCCAACCGGCTTGCTCAACATGACCAACGTGACCGTTACCTCCCTCGGCACCAACGGAGCCACGCCAACGTGGGCGAACCTGCAAACCGGCGTTGCAGGGGTCCGCGGTCTCAACGCTTCGGCCAACGTGCCCTACGGCCAAGCCGAATGCACGGGCATCGTTTCCTCGACTCGTTTGTTGAGCACGATGTACGCAATGTCCGACACGACCAACGTTAGACCCTACTTTCTGACCGGCGGCATCGACGGCTCGCTGAATGTCCCGAGTTGGGTCTTTTCAAACGTGGTCCCGATCAACGTCACGCAGGGAAGCTCGAACGTCGCTAGTTACATCTTTTACGGCGACTGGGCGAACCTCGTCCAGCGCTACCGGGCTGACATCGAATTCGCGCTCGCAACCGAACTTGCCGACGCCTTCCTCAACGACCAGATCAAGATTCGGCTGATCTCTCGTTATGACGTTGCCTCGCCACACCCCGAAGCCTTCTACGTCCATTCCGGCGTACTTGCCTGAGGTCTCTCGATGACCCAGGACCGAGCCGCCCCGAAACCCGAACTGACCACAATCCGTGCAGAGTTCGGTGACACCCTCGCGCTCGAGGTTGTTTCCCTGCTCTTGCGGCAATTCGCGGAGCAAGCCATGGCGTATGGGCTTGAAGTCGAGATCGACTGGGACACGCTCACGTCTCACTTGCGGGACCACGTGCGCCAGCAGGCAGTAATGGAGCTCGCACAACTGCGTCTTACCGCCCAACTCAACTAACCCTTAATCGGGACGGGTGGCGTGATCTTAGCTAACTCCTTGGCGAGCGCCCCCGTCCCACCAGACCGGAGTAAACCCCATGAATACCAAACGTCTCAATTTCCCCGCTGAGCGCTTCGCGTTTAAGTACGCGGGCGATGAGGCTGAGGGCATCGTTGACGCGATCGTCAATACGACCGGGCTTGTTGACCGACAAAAGGACATCGTTGAGCCGGGAGCATTTCGACAGGCTCTCAATGGCAAGATGCCCAAGGTCGTCAACTCGCATCAGCCCACCGCATTTCTCGGCAAGGTGCTCTCGATGGCTGAGTACATGCCGGGTTCTGCGGACCTACCTCCGAGCCTCCGCACTCGTGGTCTTGGCGGGTTGGCCGTGCGCATGAAATTTAACCTAGAGACCGAAAGCGGCCGCGACATGTTCAGCAACGTAAGGGGCGGCTATGTCGATGAATGGTCGTTCATGTTTTCGATCGCCGACGCACAGTACGACTCGAAGGGCATCCGACACATAAAGCTCGTGGATGAGATCTTCGAGGTATCGCCAGTGCTCGTCGGCGCCAATCAAGCCACGCTGACACTCGCGGCAAAGGCCGCGCGATCAAGTAGCGGCGTGGTGGGCTATTGCCTGAAGGACAAGCGGCGCGTGGCGATCCAGGGTCCGCGCGCGATCACGATGAAAGACGGTTCGACCGTGACTGGCGGGGATTGTCCACATTGCGGCACGAAGGTCTACGCGACGAAGGCCCTCACGGTGCCCCAGGTCCGTAAGCGCTTCGCAGCTATCGGCGCGGCTGAAGAGGCCGGCCGAAAGTTCATGTGGGATCTCTGGCTCAATGGTGAGCTTGACGAGATGCCCACGCCACCACGCGAGACGCCGAAGCCCCAGCCATTCCCAAGGTCCGAAAACAACCGATACGACACTCGGTTCTGATCTCACCCCATCAAAGGGCCACGCGGCGCCGGTAAACGCAAGACAGCTCGCGCCCGGCGCTTCGCGGCCACCACTCATGGAGAAATCACCTTGACGCCATATTACGTACCCCCACTCGACGCCTTCGCAAATCAACTCGGCATTTCACCCACCCACCTGGCCGCGGGTTTCGGCGATCCCCTCCACTTCGCCGACTACTTCGACTTTGACGAACTCGCGAAGCTCAAAGCTAGTTACGGACCCGCACGTGCACCGGTGCGCCGAGACGGTCTCACGCGCCTTATGACGACGGTCTAGGGATGGCGGACGGGATCACCTCGCTATTAAGAATTCGGGTCGTGAACAAGAGCCCGAGCTACTGGTTTACGGATGGCTTCGAGAATGTGTCCACTCCGACCATGGCTCCCACGCTTTGGCATAGCCTCGGGACGGAGGCGGGCACCGACAACTCGATCAACTACTGGACCACCATCGCCGGTTCTCCGACCTACGCCGCGCACGTCCTGACCGTTCCCGCTGGTGCGCAGATTCAGGGCGGCCACGCTGACTGGACGGACTGTACGGCGACCGTGCAATTCATCTGGCAGACTGGCGGTACCGCGCGGCTCCACATCCACTCGACGGACGCGAACAACTACATCGCCTGCGAGATGGGGCCGACGAACATCATCCTGAACAAGCACGTGGCGGGCGTCTCGACTGACGTTGCTACGGCTGCGTTCGTGCCGACCAACGGCCACGTCTACTGGCTGCAAATCAGCGCTGTCGGAACGACCTACACGGCGACCGCCTACGTGGATTCATCGAACGTCCCCGGCGCGGTGCAGGGCACCTGTAGCGGCACGATCTCAGACGCCGCCGTGCAGTCGGGCGCGATGGGCATCTCCAGTGTGTCCACGTCGATGACCTACGGGTCGGCGCATCCGAACGTCTGCTACGTCACCGGCACCGGGCCGGACGGAACGCAGGGCCAAGCATGGACGCCAGTTGTGACCACGGGCGAGCCCGCCTTCGCGTGGTCGAAGGTCAGCCCCTACGCGGGCACTTACACCGCCTCGATTTGCAGCCATGCCACCGGGGGTAGTGGCTCGTGGCAGCAGACCATCCGCCTGTTCAGCGGGTCCAACGTCACGCTCTCCGGACGGGCGAAGAAGCTCGGCGCGACGACCACGATTTCGGCTGGCGGACTGACGACCTCGGCGGCCGGAACGTCCTGGGGATTGGTGACCGCCACTGGCGCAATGACCACGAATCCGACCGTCTCTTGCAACATGACGGCGGGTGCGTCGGACGGTATCGCGTACTTCGATGCGCTCTCGATCACCAACCCGGCCTACGAGATCACGACCGAACTACCGCATCTCCACACGACCTCGTACACCGTCCAGGCGATGCAGCCCGGTAGCCCGTCATCGACCGCTCTCGGGGCATTCACCATCAACCTGCACCCGCCCGGCTCCGAAGGCTACGCAGCGGCGAAGGCGATCTATGACCAGCTCGACTACTACCAGCGCGTCGAAATGTACGAGAGTGCCGATGGCGCCTCACTCGGCAAACTGGTATTCGCCGGCCCGATCACCGGCATTGATAACAACGACAGCGAGAGCGCGACCTTCAAACTGACTGGCGCGAGTGACGTCCAGTGGGCGAACCTTTCACGGCCATTTCCTGGCGAGTTGCTGTCCCTCGGATACGGGTCGGGCTCGTTCACGAATGCCAGCTACCGGCAGGCGCGCAACTACTTCGGCACCAATGAACCGGGCTGGACGGATACGTTCAACTCGTATACCTCCGCAAACTACACGTCTACCAACTACACGAGCGGAAGCACGGGGAACTGGGCGGCCGGGGTCGACGCGGGTTTTAACGTGGTCACGTGCTCAACGGGCACCGATGCGGTTTTGATTTCCAAGGTGGGCATCAGAGCTGGCGACATGCTCAACACGAACTTTGCCGAAGTGTCGGGGCGTCTCCTTCCCAGCTCCGATACGAGCAACGCCGGCGGCTTCGGGATTGGCCTCAGCCTCTCAAGTACCACGGTTGCGCCGGCCACTGGCGCCAACAATCTAGCGACTCAGGTTAGGGCCAAGAAGAACGTCTCCACCGGGCGATGGGACGCCGACGTTCTCCAAGTTAACGGCCACTTCCAAACTTCGACAACGAATGCCCTCACGAGCGTTGATGACCCCGAGGGCTACATCCCCTTCACGATCAGCATTCAGGCCCGCGGCAGTGCTACCGCCGATAACCAGGTCTCCATTAGCGCTGTCAACGGAAACACGGGGTTCACCGCCAACACCTTCGTGGTCGACCTCGGCCAAACCACCGTTTACCCCTACCTGTATTTCAACGCTGCAGGGAGCGGTACGGCCACCGTCTACATGCGGAATCTTGTCCAAGAGGCCCGCTTCTCAGACGACCGGAACCCCGGAGTTGCGGCGTTCAAGTCGGGCACCATCGGAACACCCGCGCACTCGTTGACGGTCAGTTCGGACGCCGGCCCCACCTTCCTAGAGGTCTGGTCTCGTGCGGCTGCACTAGAGGGCTGGTACTGGCGCTACACGCCCCAGCCGTTTGTGGTCGGAACGCGAACGCTCGGCACTGTCGATCTGACCACCGACCCGGGAACGGATCGCGGCACAAACCAGAGCATCGTGTTTAGCCGCGATACCGGGAATCTCGTCAGCCTTCAACTCTCTGCTAATGCGGATCAGTTCGCTTCGGGCACAACCGCATCCAGCATCTCGGGGACGGATGGCGGAGGGGTTGCCACATGGCGCGACATCTCAACCATCACCAAGTACGGCGTCATTGACGACCAGACCCTAGCGGTGACAACCCCGACCTTCAGCGAACAGACGCGCTCGGCGCAACAGATCGTCGCCAACAAGATCAACCTCAGCGCGCTCGGCTCCAAAGCTGCGCTCGTGCTCCGCGACCCACAGACCGCCGACAAGTGGCGGGAGCTTGACAAGGTGATGATTCACAACCCCCGCCAGAGCATTAACTACCTCGTGGCGCGAGTCCTAGCCCTCACCTTCGATGAGAACGTGCCGACACAATCTCTGATCCTCGATCAGTTCGGGGCGGACTTCATTGTCCCGGTAACGGGACGCTCGTCCGCCAACCAATCGGCGCCCGTCCATCCACCCCTCAAGCGCCTACAGCAGGCGGTATTCCAGGTTGCAAAC